TTGAACTCCTTGTGCCATTCCACTTTCGGGGTTTAACAAAGACTGAAAGGCAATGTCAGAACCTTGCGTATTTTTAAAACTTTGATATGCTGCATGAGCAATGTTAGCCAGCGCACTTATTTCTGTATCGTTATATCGTAAGGAATATACTTCTTGAACTGAAGGTGGCATATATAGCGCAATGTATGGGCCGCTTTTAGTAGCAGCCCGTGAGGTTAATTGCAGAGAGCCTCGACCTCTTGTCGAGGTTGTGGCAGCCGCTGCCGCCGCTTCACCCGCTTGGACACTGCTCGTATCGGGAACTGCTGCCGTACCTTTGTCCGTAGTGTCTGTTTTATTCTTACCTTCAAATGTTTTGACAGTAAATAAAACAAAATGACTATTGGACTCATGTGATAAGTCTGATGGATACTGCATATAATCTACATTAGCGGGGTTTCTAGGTTTTGGTCCAGCGTCAGCTGACGATCCAAGTGCGCCAGGTGCCCGGTTTAATCCTAATGTTGATTTAATTGCTGAACCAGCGAGACCAGCTGCAACCTGTCCTGCCTTGTTTCTTAATGCGGTGAATACTGCCATGTCTAAATAGTCCTTATTTAGAAGTATTTATACATCATGGCATACAAAGGAACATACAAACCAACCAACCCCTCAAAATATAGAGGTAATGTTCACAATGTAATCTATCGTTCTTTATGGGAGCGAAAGTTTATGGTCTATTGTGACAACACTGAATCTGTGATTGAGTGGGGCAGTGAAGAGATAGTTATACCATACAAATCTCCTTGGGATGGCAGAATGCATCGTTATTTTCCAGACTTTTACTGTAAAATAAAACAACACAACGGCACCATCAAAAATCTTGTCATTGAAGTCAAACCCAAGAAGCAAACAAAACCACCAAAAGAACCACAGAGAAAAAATAAACGATATATAAATGAGGTAAAAACTTGGGGTGTGAATAGTTCCAAATGGAAGTATGCAACAGAATGGTGTGACAACAATGGTATGGAATTTAAAATACTGACAGAGGATGATTTGGGTATTCGTTATAAATAATTAAATGGCACCACCTAATTTTACATCTGCTGTTCGTGCAGCTGCTGGAGACACACAAAGATCAATTGGCTGGTATCGTCAAAAAATAGCAGACTTTGGTAAACCCGGCGCCATGGACTTACTAAGAGATGGAAGACGGTCTGGTGGACCGTCTTTTGGAACTCTCAACATGTTTTTCTATGATCCAAAACATAAAAAGACACTACCTTATTATGATACATTTCCCCTGATACTTCCTATTGGTGGCGCTGCTGGTGGGTTTTTGGGTTTGAATCTTCATTACCTACCAATTCCAATGAGAATAAGATTACTAGATAGAATAACAGAGGACAGAACATCAAGAAGTTCTAGAATGTATGATTCAAATACAAGTATAATTACAGAGTATTCAAAGTTAAAAGATATTCCAATAATAAAACCAACAATAAAGCACTATTTGTATGGTCAGGTTAAATCTGAATTTAGAATTGTGATTCCAGAAGAATGGGTTATTGCTGCATTATTGCCTGTTCAGAGGTTTAAGAAAGCATCTGCTTCCCGTGCTTACAATGACTCAAAAAGGAAAATGATATAATGCCAACAGCATTAAATAATTTCACAGATGCACTTGCATTCGGGGCATTAAATGATGTTCTGTCAATATTTCGTAGTGACAATGCATACGGAAGACCAAATCTTTATGAGGTTCAAATCTTTCCACCAAACCATTTAGGTGGCGGCAACTCAGAACTCAATCCGAAAGACAGGGCCGAACTTGGGCACAACACCAGAGAAATATCATTAAGAGCAGATAGTCTCATACTACCCGGCAGAGGATTGACAACTCAACAACTATCAGGCGGCGCTCAATATGGTCCAATGAGAGAACTTGTGACTGAAGCAACATACGCAGAAGATATTACTATGTCATTTCAGGCATCAAATGGTTTGGACGAAAGAACCTTTTTTGAGAACTGGCAAGAACAAGCATTTAATGTTCTCACACACGATGTTGGTTACTACTACAATTATGTTGGGACAATTGATATATTTTTATTGAATAGAGATTTTAAAAAAGCATATGGTCTTAGGCTTCACGAATGTTTTCCCAAAACAATTGGTGGAACTAACTTAGCAGCTGGCCCAAGCTCTGAAATTATAAAAACACCTGTAAGTTGGGCTTTTAGAAATTGGACAAATATTGGTGGAGAACCACCAAAAAGTTTAGCAGATAGATTATTTGATACAGCATTAGGAACAGTTGAAAGAAGCATCACTGCAAATTTACCAGCGACATTGCGAAGATTATTTTAAAGGATTACAAATTATGGCATTACCAAAAATTGAAACACCGACATTTGAATTAGAATTACCCTCTACAGGAGAAAAATTAAAAGCCAGACCATTTCTTGTTAAAGAACAAAAGCATTTATTGATTGCACAAGAATCAGAGAATAGTGCAGATATTTCATCTGCAATATCAAAAGTTATATATGATTGTACATTTGAAAAAATTTCTACAGATACGGTCCCTATGTTTGATATTGAATATTTGTTCGTCAAAATTCGTGGTAAATCAGTTGGAGAAAAGGTAGAATTAAATGTTCTTTGTCCAGATGATCAAGAAACTAGAGTAGATGTAACAGTTAATTTAGATGAAGTAGAGGTTCAAATACAAGACGATCATACAAATGAAATTGATGTAGCAAAAGATGTTAAACTTTATATGCGATATCCATATATAAATGATATGGATGGCATTGATGAGTTATCAGAAATGGACATAATTTTTACATTACTGAAAAGATGTGTTAGTGAAATTCATTATGGCGAAGATGTATATTATAAAGCTGACATAACAGAACAAGAATTAGATGAATTTCTTGATAGTTTGACAACTGAATCATTTGAGAATATTGCAAAATTCTTTGACACAATGCCTCGATTGACTCATATTATAAATGTCACTAACCCAAAGACTAAAAAGACAGGAGAAGTTATTCTACAGGGAATGGAGAGTTTTTTCGGGTAACCCTCTCTCATATAACACTGTATTCTTACTATGAATTGAATTTTGCACTTATGCAACATCACAAATATAGTTTAACAGAGTTAGAAGATATGATACCGTGGGAGAGGGATATATACGTTGGATTATTAACAAATTTTTTGAAAGAGGAAAAAGAACGAATAGAAAGAGAAAATCAAAGGAGCCGCTACTGATGAACGAAAAAACGCTTGAACCGGAAAGTAGATACTCAAAATATGATTTAGATGGTGATGGTGTTGTGACTGATGAAGAACTTGAAATGGATGCTAAAATGATGAGGTTAGAGAATGAAGATAAAAAAGAGGATGCCCAAAGATATATGGCATGGTTTGCTCTTTTCGGTATGCTACTATATCCTTCTTTGGTTGTTTTTTCCACTTTTGTTGGACTTGACAAAGCTGCTTCAATCTTAGGAGATATGGCAGCCACATACTTTGTTTCTGTCGCAGCGATTGTGGCAGCTTTCTTTGGTAAGGAAGCATATGTTAAAAGTAAAAATGCTGAAGTAAGCATAAAAAAATAGGATAAAGATATGTCTGAGATGCAAATTGGATCGGGAAATACATCACAAGGCTTTAGTAATGTTGTCAGGGCAGTGCAAAACAGCGGCGCCGCTGTGAGCAATGCGATTGCGACAAACACTATAACACTTGCAAACATGTCTGCCAGCATAACCCAATTGAGTCCTTCTGGCAGTACTGGCTCACAAATGGATTTATCTCCTGTAACGAGTGTCCTACGTCGTATTTCGGCCGATTTAACAAATTTAATCAGACTAACAGATTCAAGATTAACTCGTTTAATTCAAGCAGGAGGAAGCTCCAGCCAAGCGGCACCATCGCCACAGGAAACACCAGCAGAGAAAGCGGCACGAGAGCTTAGAGAGGCAGAAGAGAGGAGACGACAGGCAACACAAAGAAGAAGAGACATGCTCAAACGGGTGCGTGGCAGGGTTATGAAGTATTCCGGGGCAAACATGGCGGGTAGAGGACTTAGAAATGTCGGTAGGATGATTACAAGAGCAACCGGCAGTATGTTCACTTGGGGAACAGCGATTGCGGCCGCGTTCGCATATTTTGTTAATAGTCCTCTTTGGGGTAAATTTACAGAATTATTAGCAGACTCCGCTAAAGACGGTGGATGGCTCAATACCTTTATAAAATTTGTACAGAATATATTTAAACCCTTGGAAGGCATACAGGAAGACCTTTTAAAAGGTGATTTTGGTAAAGTCACAGATAAAATTGTTGACTTTTTTATTAGCCTAATGAATAAAATGATTGACGGAATAAATTCAAAATTACCGGCAATTTTAAAAATGGATAGATTTGAAACTAGGGCCGAAGGGGAAAGAAAAGAAGAGACACAAAAAACAGTCGAGAATTTGGAAGCCCAGCGGAAGGCGAAGGGAGATTTAACGGCAGGAGAACAGGTCTTAGATTTCTTTGGCGATGATCCAAACACAACGATGGGGATGCGGGTGACTCCATTTGGTGATGAAAATTCTAAAGACCTTGGCGGGATGATGTACGACAATTTCTTTGGTCCATTAGGCGATTCGTTTGACGCTATAGGCCGGGCTATTACTGGTAATTTACAAACAGTCCAAACCATGACTAGAAAACAATTGGAAGATAATTTAAAGAAGGTCAGTGAGATGAGTTCTGAAGAATTCGCTAGGATGGGCGATCAACGCTTTCAGATGAGTAGAAAAGACTTGGGACTGCCTGCTGACTTTAGGAAGGAGGTTTCAGCGGATGCGGCCGCTGCGCTTAAAATTGCGTTCGAGGAGCGGCTTAAAGCTGAAGCTAAAGGGCGGATGTCCGGTGAACGTAAACGAGTTGATCCAAGGGTGCCCAGCGTCACAGTGCCAATCTCAGCTAATCCTCCTTCTGTGATGGGGCCGCGGCCATCAGCACCAGCACCCGTAACAGAAGCACCACGACAAGAAATGCCGATAAACCCAGCAGATAAAAATCCGACACAGGGATCGAATAGTAAATCATCTGTCCACCTAAGTACACCGAAAACCAATGTTGACACTGGAGTGATGTCAAGCTTGATCAAACAACTAGTCAACTAAAAGAAACCCCCCACCAATTTCTCAGTGGGGGGTTTATAATAAACCAGATTAGTTTATCCTTCTGCCAACTTCTCAAAGTATGACATAGAGTCATCAGCATCATCTGTCGAAACAGTAGGTGCTGGTGCTGGTTTAGTGTTTACCTTGGCAGGAGCAGTAGGTTCATTCTCCATGAGAGTTTCCACTGTGCCTGTCTTAGTTACACCAGACAGGACCATATCAAGACGAGTCTTCAACTCATCATAGGTCTTAAAGTTAGATGATGCGGTGAACTCTGAAAGAGAATATTCTTCTCCCCAAACACTCTCCAACTTGTCTTCATCGTCAGACAATGTAGTTACACCATCAAAGGATGAAAGATCATAGTTCCAGTATCCATCTACCTTACGAAGCTTCAACTTGAAGTTCGCACCTTCCCAAAAATCAAATGGGTTGATAGGGTCTGTATCAGGAAACGGAGGCTGCATTGCTTCCATCACCTTATCAAAAATCTTCTTACCATAACGATAGAGGAAGACTTTACCCTCATTCTGAGGATTTGCCGCATCACTCACAACATAGATGTTTGAGTAATACGACAACTTACGCTTCTGACGCCGAGCAATCTCTTTGTCAGACTCAATGCCACTGTTCCAGAGTTTAGAGTTATACTCCGACACAGGATCATTATTACCAAGCGTAGTCAATGAGTTCTCAATAAACCATTGACCAGTTGGCCCTTGGAAAGCGTGGTTCCAAAGTTTTACCCAAGGAAGGTCTTCACCCTTTGGTGCAGGCAGGAAACGAATGACAGCATAACCATTGCCGGTCTTATCCATCGTAGGTTTCCAAAGACGTTCATCAACGTAAGATTTCTTCTCTAGGGGGGCAGATTCTTTCTGGGCAGCACCCAATAGTGAATCCAAACTATTCTGCTTCTTCATTGCAGCTAACGACATTGTAGTCTCCTTATGTGTAAATATATTTCGTATGTTTAAGTATGTTTAATGTATCATGATGTATGCAAAATGTCAATACTCCTTTATTTATAATCATTCAATAATAGCTCTTTACAGAACTCTTCTTTTGACAAGAAC